TGAGTCGCGGGGTTGGGGTATCTGGTGTGGAGTGTTTTGCGCCCGTCGGGTTAAGTCAAGAAATGTTATGAAAAACGAAACGAAGTGTGCGTCTACTGGTTGGGGGAATGCCCTTGTTATTTTTGAGGACACACCCAGTACTCTTGTTGGAAAGTTGCTGACCCTTGCGGAAACGTGGGGAATGAGTGAAAAACAAGAGAAAGCAGTAAAAGAAATGATTCGTCAGGAAGTGTATCGTGCTTTTGATGCCGCCTGGATTATAGGAGACCAAACTCACTACGACATTCGTAAGAAAGCATATGAGTTTGGACAGAGAAGTTTGGGAGGGTTTATGCCAGAAAATGCTGATGATAAAAAATATCAAGGCAGTATGCATAACCCCGAAACCACTTAATTATTAAAACCACCTGACGGGCACTAAGCACTTCACACATAGAAAGAGAAGTAATGGGATATTTTATGCCCGTCAGGTTAAGTCATATGTCTATGTCAAAAGAACCAGAGATAGTTATCGTAGGAACCAGTCAGGACCGCGTTAGCTACTCAAAAGTAAGTATTAAAGAGTGGAAGCGGTTGGATTGCGAAAGTGCACTATCCTACAGTTTCCACCAGGACACACTCCGCAAGATTATGGGTAAAACACTCACTATCATTGACGCGTGTATCCCAGAAGCAAAGCAGAACAAAGCAATGAAAGACCTAGTACGCCAGGCAATTCAGGCGGAAGTAGAGTTCGGCTCCGAAATGGCGTTTGACCAGGAGGAGCTACAGAAAATGGTGCCAGAAAACCTTGACGATATTGAGGATATTTCCCTAGAGGAAGTACTTGGCGTTAAGTAATTAAAAACCCACCCGACGGGCACAAAGCACCCCATTACAAACATTCTTGAGGAGGGAAATTGTTGGGGGAGTAGGCAAGCGACCTAGCGGGTAGGGTGCACCTGAGACCGAAAGCAGTGCAAATCTGCCTCCCCACCAGTTTCTCTCCAAGAGAAGTATTCAAGTGTTTTGAGCCGAGTCTACGGACAACGCACTAAAGATAGCTTGGGGGATTACGATTCCCCTTGGCTCCAAGCACTGGAATACTGTTCAAGTGTTCTGTGTGGCTCGTGGGTTCCCTTCATCAAGAAATTGGTGGGCATACGTAGGCCCGTGAGCTACACCGAGCACTGGAATAATTATTAGACTTACATTGAAGATATGGAGAAAGAACTACTACGCGCGATGGAAGTTATCTCAAAGATTGCGATTAACGCCGACCAGGAACAGGAAGACTCTCAATGGGGAAGCGTGTACATGATTGCCCACTCTTTCTCCGAGAATTGCTCGCACCCAGAATGGCGCAAGGAAATAGGTAAGGCCGAGAACTCCTTAAAAGACTTCTAGACTTTAATGACCCGATACTATGCCTGAGATTTGTCAAAACTGTGGAGGATACAAGGGTACTTTTGCCTGGTATTCAATAGTTCCGCCTAGAATGTGCCACTGTCGTCACCATTGTTGCCCGTGTTCGCAAAGAAACTGGATAAACACAGGGCCTACCTGCTAACCCCAACATAAAATCATTTATCTATGGAGATACATCTATGTACCGAGAATCCTTGTCCTCTGCAAGATAAAGAAGCCTACGACCTGTTTATGGCTGGATTCACCAGTAATTACGCCACTAAAGAATAATTCTTCTCAAGAGAATGGAAAAACCTTGCGCTCTTTGTCAAAAACCCATAAAAGGCTGTAAATACGGCACTCCTAAAGGCTGGGTCTGTGAGAAATGTAATTTGAAATGATACCAAAACATATACAAAACCTAGTACTTATACACCAAATAAGATACGAGTTAGAACCTTGCAATAGAAGACTCTTTGACTTCTACATAGAAGAACTCTCAGGAAACACTCTACACACCCACATTGACAACGGCGTGGTATACTATTCGCTTAAAAGCACACCACTCAAACATATTCTATGAAGAAGAAAATGATGAAGGACAAGACTCCAGATAAAACAGAGTCAAAGAAGCGCAAGATGACAGAAAAGAAGAAGGGTATTAAGTCATAATGGCAGGAGGAAGACCAACTACATACACACAAGAACTCGCAGATAAGATTTGCGAGGAACTTGCTATTGGTAAGAGTCTAAGAACTGTATGTGCAGCAGAAGACATGCCAGCAATAAGAACTATTTTTAATTGGTTTAGAAGTCAGCCAGAGTTTTTGCTACAGTACGAGAAGGCAAAACAGGAAAGTGCAGATGCTATGGCTGAAGAACTGCTAGATATTGCAGACGATGGCACTAATGACTACGTTGAAAGAGAGCGACCAGACGGTTCAGTACACGAGGTACTTAATACAGAGCACATCCAACGCTCAAGGCTCCGAGTAGATACCCGCAAATGGCTTATGTCTAAGATGAAACCTAAGAAGTATGGAGAGAAGATGGACGTTACATCAGACGGTAAAGCACTAACTATAGGATTTGATAATGCTTTTGCATCCAAAACAGAAGGAGATAGCGAGTAGTAAGGCTCGCTTCAAAGTAATCAGAGCTGGAAGACGCTCCGGTAAATCCTCAGTAGAGATTGAAGTAATGCTCTTCAAGGCGGTTAATGGTAAAGACCGTAATGTGTTCTATATTGCCCCGACAATGGTTCAAGCAAGAAGTATTATCTGGGAAGCACTCAAGAGCAGACTCGGTAAGATAGGTGACGCAAACGAATCACGCCTAGAAATGAAAGTACCTACCATAGATGGTGGCACTTCGCTTATCAAAGTCTCAGGCTGGGAGAACAGGGAGAACTTTCGTGGAATGAAAGCTCACCACATCACCTTTGACGAGCTAGACACGATGAAGGACTTCTTTATTGGATGGCAGGAGATATTCCGCCCCGCCCTTATAGATACATCAGGAACCGCAGATTTCATAGGCACCCCAAAGAAAGAGAATCCTAACCTAAGACGCTTAGAGAAAGAAGCTAATGATGAGTGGGAGTGTTTCACTTTTACAACGGCAGATAACCCACACATTCCACCGCTTGAGCTTATTAAGGCCAAGGAAGAGATGGACGTAGAGACGTATAAGCAGGAGATTCTTGCAGAGTATGTAGACCACGCTGGCTCCCTATTTAAGTACACGGCCCTCATAGACCTGTTCAGTAACACCATCACTAAGGACAATGAGAAATATCTCATCATTGACGTAGCAGATGATGGCTCAGATAAAACGGTATTTAGCTTCTGGCAGGGACTAGAGATGTATAGGATAGAACAGTTCGCCCACCTCAACACTGAGGCAATCATAGACCAGACTAGAGAGTTCGCAGCACAAGAACGTATCCCTTACTCACAGATAGCCGTAGATGCTATTGGTGTAGGTGCTGGTGTAGCCTCTAGTAGCCTGTTAGCAGGTATTATTGGCTATAAATCAAGCTATTCTGCGCTCAAAACAGACATAGACCCTACTAGATTGCCTAACGTGCACTACGCTAGCCACGCAACATTAACCAGTGAATACGCTAACCTACGCTCACAATGTGTATTTACCCTTGCAGGACTCGTCAACGAGCACAAGATAGCCGTGAAAACAGAAGATGTGAAGGTAAAAGAGGCCATTATAGAGGAGCTTGCCCTGTACCAAGATGCCTCCAAGGGGGATGGGAAGCGCATGCCTACCCAAAAGGACGACATTAAAGCCTTGCTGGGACGTTCACCAGACCTTTCAGACACATTGATAATGCGTATGTACTTCGTCATACGTCATAGACTACTCCCAGACCAAAGCGAACACGCATCACGTATCCGTGAGAAGCAGGAGGAGGTATTTAATAGAAACCAGGCCCGTCAGATACTAAACAGCTCACGATAATGCCTGAACTATCCATTGTTATTCCTGCAAGGAACGAACCGTACTTGCAACAAACGATAGATGATATATTCGCCAACGCATTAGGGAAGATAGAAGTAATAGTGGGGTTAGATGGCTACTTCCACGCACTCAAGCAACGCCACGGGCTAACAGTGGTAGCAGAACAGGAGTCTATAGGGCAAAGAGCCATGACTAACAGGCTGGTACGGATAGCCAGAGCACCGTGGGTAATGAAAGTAGATGCTCACTGCTCATTCGGCAGAGGTTTTGACCGCATAATGCTGAACGATATACACAGAGACACTATCCTTTCCCCCTATATGCTGGTGCTAGAACCAGAATCGTGGACAGTGCGGGTAGATAAAAAGAGTTCTAGCTACTACTTTGACAGGAACCTGGTAATGCAATATGGCGAGGAAACTAGCGATATTCTCCGAGAAACCATGTGCTTACAGGGTTCGTGCTTCATGCTCCTCAAAGAACTGTATTGGAAGCTAGAGCTAGGAGATACAACATACGGAAGTTGGGGCAGTCAGGGGCCAGAGCTAGGACTAAAAGCGTGGCTATCGGGCAATAAGTGCATGACCACCAAGAATACCTATTACGCCCACCTCTTCAGGACAACAGATGCAGACTTCCCGTATGACAGGGGACTAAATCCAGGCAAACACTCTAACGAACACATTAAAGACGTATTCCTGAACGATAAGTGGGATAAAGCAGTCCACACACTAGACTGGCTGGTGGAGAAGTTCAACTACCCAGGAGACTGGTCTATCCCCACTCTAGGTATTGACAATTAAAAGTTATACTATTAGCACATGCAAGACTCCATATTTGATATAGTGCGCGAGGCAGAGGACAACTATATACACGGGAATACTCAAATGAGTGAGTATGTGAACTTTGATATGCACAATACGTTAGAGACGATTGACGCATACCTAAACTCAAAGCACATCAGCGGGTCAGAGGATGCACTTGGACGAGATAAGCCATTCTTCAACATCGTAACGGCAGCTACTAACATCTGGTATCGCGCTACAGACATTGACCGCAAAGACCTAAAGTTCATCCCTACCAACAGCTCCAGTGTATTACTAGCCTTTGTAGCTAACGTAATGCTACAGAACTGGATGAACGATAACCGCTTCGGACAATTCCTCAACCAGTGGGGACGCACACTCGCTCGCTACGGCTCAGCAGTCCTCAAGTTCGTGGAAGTAAAGGGTGAGCTAATTCCAAGCGTAGTGCCGTGGAATCGTCTAATCGTAGACCCTATAGACTTTGAAGCACTCCCAAGAATAGAGAAGTTCTACAAGACACCAGCACAGCTCCGTAAGATGAAGCACTACGACCAGGATATGGTTGAGGCTCTCATTACCTCAGTACAAGCACGTGAGACACTAGACGGCCAGCAGAAAGATAACCAAAGCAAGTTCATTGAGCTATACGAGGTTCACGGGGAGCTTCCTGAGTCATTCCTAACTGACAAAGAGCCAGAAGACCCTAAGAAGATTGTCTACACACAGCAGATGCACGTTATCTCTTATGTGCGTGGTGCTAAGAACGCAGAATTTGATGACTTCACCCTCTACCGTGGTAAGGAGGCGAAAGACCCATACATGATTACCCACCTCATTGAAGAGGATGGACGTACACTCTCTATTGGAGCTGTAGAGTACCTATTTGATGCACAGTGGATGCAGAACCACACGGTAAAGAACATGAAGGACTTGCTAGACCTAACGTCTAAGCTCGTATTCCAGTCTGCTGACGGTTCATTCGTAGGTAAGAACGTCATAACCTCTATTGAGAACGGAGACATCTTCACACACGAAGACAACAAGCCACTAAGCCAGATAAACACCTCAAAGGGAGACGTAACTGCTCTACAGAACTTCTCTGGTATGTGGACTTCACTAGCCCAGGAGATTACCTCTACCCCAGACGCTCTCCGTGGCGTTACTATGCCTTCAGGCACACCATACTCACTTGGTGCTTTCCTCGGCGCACAGGCTAACTCTCTCTTTGAGATAATGACCGAGAACAAAGGACTTTCACTTGAGGACATCCTACGTATTCATGTGATTCCTAACCTTAGAAAGAAGCTCAAGAACAAGGACGAGGTAGTGGCTATCCTAGATGGAGCAGGCATACAGGAGATTGACGCACTCTATGTCCCAAGAGCAGCAGTAAAGAAATACAATAAAGAGGCTAAACAAGCACTACTCCGTGGTGAAGTACCAGCACCTTTCAATAAAGATGTGGCAGAAGCAGGAATTAAAGACCAGCTAGGCAACACAGGCAACAAGCGATTCTTCAAGCCTGATGAGCTAGACCAGAAGCAGTGGGATGAGATATTTAGCGACTTTGAGTGGGATTCTATCCGTGTAGAGGTAACAAACGAGAACACAGACAAGCAAGCTGTCCTTACTACACTCTCAACTGTTCTTCAGACCATCGCCTCGAACCCTGCAATACTCCAAGACCCTAATGCAAAGGTAGTATTCAACTCTATCCTCGCAGAAACAGGGCGTATCTCTCCACTACAGATTGCAACAGCACAAGCAGCACCACAGCCTACCGCATCTCCACCAGGTGGGGCGGAGGCATTATCAGCACTAACTGCACCAACAAATGGAACAGGAACCAGCTAGTTTGCGCGAAGTAATCAACTACACCGCAGACAAATACATCACCGACGAGGAAACACAGCTCATCAAAGCAACATTCAAGTACAATCCACAACTACTTAATGTCCTAAGGAAAATAATGCTTCCGACAATGTCAGACCCTAATCTCCCTATTGAGGAGATTGGGCGAGACGCTTGGCTTGTGGGAAAGCAGTGGGACACTATTCCTGCTGAGGAAGCTAAGATACTTGCAGTAGCACGCCAGGACACGATTAAGTTCGTGATTGGTGGACTCATCGCCTTGAAAAACATAGCTTCACAGGAGGAGGAGACACCAGAGGAGAAGAAGATACGTGCAGCGAAGAACAGTAGCAAGTAGTTATACACTACTTGACAAGTGAAATAGTGTTATAATCAAATTATCAGAGTAACCATCTCTCAAAATGGAAAATGAAGAACTGGACGGTCAGGAAGTCCTTGAAACCCCTGAAGAAGTAGCTGAGGAAGCCGAAGAGGAGACTCCTGAGGCAGACGAGGCTGAAACTCTCCGTAAGGAGAAGGCAGAACTTGAAGCAAAGAACAAGCAATTGTTTGAGCGCGTCAAGAAAGCCGAAAAGAAAGATGAACCTTCCATTGAATTAACCGCAAAGGATGCCTTAACGCTAGCGAAAGCTAACATAAGTGAGGATGATGTAGACGAGCTACTCCAGTACGCCAACTTCAAGAAGATGAGCGTATCAGAGGCTCTAGCAGACCCCGTCATGAAGGGCATTATTGCGACCAAAGAAGAGCAACGAAGAACCGCTGAAGCCACGATTAGTCGTGGAGGCGCAAGGGGTTCTAGCGTTACGCCTGAAGACCATCTACGCAAGGCAGAACTCACAGGAGAAATCACCGACATAGATGCAATCACTCGTGCGCGAATGGATAGACGAATTGCACAAGCAAAACGCTAGCCAATCAGGTGGGATACAAACTATCCCTTAAATAATGGCTAATACACTCAGTACATACACACTCCGTGATAAGTACTTCAAATCAACTCTTCAGACACAGCTCCGAAACGCGCTTGTGGCTGAGAAAATCTGTAAGGTAGACCGTTCTGACCTCAAGCGAATTCAGAACCCTTACATCACACAGCAGACTGCTGCTATTCAGGCTGTAGCTGGAACATACTCTGTTTCTGCTATGACCACTACCGATGACGCTCTCACCGTAACTGATGAGGTAGTATTCGGTACTCACGTATACGACTTTGAGACTCTTACATCAGAGTTCAACCTAACGGCTGACTTCCTTGATGACCTCTCATACTCTGTACTTGCAGGAGTAGACAGCTTTGTGCTTAACAACCTCTGTGAAGATGGAACTGGTGCATATACCACTCCAGCAGGAGGTTTCACCACCGCAGCAAACATACCAGTTATCATGTCTAACCTTCTTTCAAAGGTTGCAGGATACCAGGGTAACCAGGGTGGACAGTTCCTCGTTATTGAGAACACAGACATCGTAGGATTCGCACAGGCTCAGGCTTCTTCAGGATTCTCATACGCTGACTCTGCACTCAACAACGGATTCATGACTAACTACATGGGTGTAGACATCTACGTAGTTCGCGCAGGAACATTCGTATCAGCAACTATCGGTTCTACAACCGTTAGCAACTCAGGACACCGTGTATTCGGAGTCAAGGGTGTCTCTATGTACGCTTCACCTCGTGGAGTTCGTTACGAAGAGAAGGGTGTTTCAGGTAAGACTGGTAAGGAAATCGTAGCGGTAGCTCTCGTTGGCTTCAAGCTCTGGACTCCAAACGCAAGTCTTGTCGTAGACATCACACTCGCCTAGTAGATTATCAGCTCACATTTGTGGGCTGAACGGGCGAGCGATTCCCACCTGAGTCGCTCCCCCGCCTCAGCTCACAAATACATGAAACTATGAAAGACAAGGCAAGCAAAGAAGTAAAGGAAGTAATCGTAGAGGAAGCACCAGTAGAAATCCCTGTATCTGACAAAGGACGCAAGGCTCGCTGGGAGGCTCACCTAGACCTTTACAAGGCACGTAACCCTGTAAAGTTCGCAACCAAGGAAGCAAACGGAGAGTTCAAGGACATTCCCGCTTCTTTCAAGTAATTATTAAGTAGCCCAATCACTAATGGATATTCTAAAATCAGTACTGGTTTCAGCGATTGTGGCAGGAGTAGTTGTTGGTGGATATTCTCTTGTCTCACCAAAGGCAGCACCAATGTTCGGTGCTCTCTCTGGCCCTGATATTCCATCTCTATACTTGAAGTGGGGTGGAGGTAATGGTGTACGTGTTATTCCTACGGGACGCGCACTTGCAACAGCAACGACTACGGTCTGTGCTATCCAGTCTCCAAACGCTACAAGTACTCTACGATGGGCAGGAGTAAAGTTTGACGTAAGTTCAACAACTGCCTCAACAATCACTCTCGCTAAGTCAGCAACAGCTTTCGCTACAACTACTCAAATTGGTGAGACAGTTGCAGTAGCAGCTAACGCACAGGCTTTCGTTCTAGCGACATCAACCGCAGCTCAGGTAATCGCACAGACTACTGTGTTTGCACCTAGTCAGTGGTTCGTTGTCTCTATGACAGGAGGTACAGGTACATTCTCCCCAACAGGAGCATGTCAGGCTACCTTTGAAGAGTTCCCTACTATCTAAGTAGTCCCAGCTTGGGCTGGGGAGAGTCTACAAATCATTGCGGATTCTCGTATAGCCCAACTAATTAAAAACAAACACTATGGCATCAGCAGACAATGTAAAGTACCTCAACGGGACAACAAGCCAGGCAGTGAAATCAACTGCTGGAGCACTCTATGGAATTATCGTAAACTCAAACACTTCAGGTACGATAAAACTGTGGGACAACACAAGTGCAGCGACCACTGTACTACTCAACACGTTCACACCACCAACAGGGACATCACAGGTGTATGTGTTCCCAATGGGAATATCGTTTAACACTGGTCTATTCATTACGGTAGGTGGAACGATTGACTACACCGTTCTCTACTTCTAACTTATGTCCTTAGTATTCTCTGACACCAGCACGAATAAAGGAATCGTACAGTTGTACGAGCGTGAGTGTGGTTTTGACCTAGGTACTATCTCAGGCAACACAGAGAAGCTAAAGAATCTAACAGCAGACGTAAACCTCGCACTAGACGATTTTACGGAGCTTGCTATTAAGACAGGAGGCACATGGCAGTGGGACGATAGTAGCCACACAGACTATCCAATCATCACCACAGATCTTGTTTCAGGGCAACGAGACTACACATTCACCACAGACGGAAGCGGGAACCTTATCCTAGACATCTACAAGGTGCTGGTAGCGGAC